CAAGGGTCTCATACTTGGATCAACTGGTTTGAGAGCTGGTAATCTGCTCACATTGGATGAGACTTCTGCGACACCTGTGACGATAAGTGGAAATGTCCAAATGAATGCGTTACGCACTACGGGTACGGCTCCATCGGGTATTTCAAACCTATCACCTACGGATACACTTTCCGTGGGCGCCAAAATATTTGCTAATACAACAGCCCTAAACACTCTCAGAATTTTGGGTAACACCGCAACAACAAATCTCACAACTGAAATGGTTTTTTCAAGTTCAAACCTCGTTGTTCACGCAGATAGATTCGGTGGCGACAGTACATCAAATGTACTTGTGCTTAAATCCGGCCCAACTGCCTCAAATGTGAGCTCCATAGAAGTATATGGTGCGAGTACAACAGCTACACAACAAAAAATTACTATGAAGACAAAGAATACTGAAAGAATCCGAATCACTTCGGATGGCAGTGTTGGAATCGCAAATACAGGTCCAACGGAGAGACTTACAGTGTCGGGTAATATCTATGTGATTGGGAGTAACACCATTTCAACTGGTAACATATGGGGATCTACGGGTAATATCGCGATGCGTGCGTATACGAGTGTTCCCAATGGGGAAACACGGGTTGAAAATATAGTTGGGGCTGGAAAAGGTCTCAAGTTTTTCGCGAGTACCACACCCACAATGGGTACACCCAAATTGACTCTCTTGGAATCAAGTAATGTGGGTATAAATGTAGCGTCACCAGTGGGTAGACTCCACACTTCCGGTGGAACTGTGTTAATAAACGACCAAGTTGTGAAACGTGGTACATATGTTCACCAAGAAACACCAATGGTTATCACCAACACACACCCGATTATAAGTACGACTGATATGGGTCGTGTATTAGATTTAACTCGTGAAGGTGATGGTATAGAACATGGAGCCCGAGCCTCATTCAAGTTAGGGAAACATGAGACCGCGGATGGAACTTCTAGATCACGACTTGATCTTTATTTAGCGAGTGATAACTACCAAACTGATGCTGATGTGATGACCTTCCTAAGTTCTGGAAAAGTTGGAATTGGTAGCACGCAACCCTCCGCATTTCTTGAGGTCACAGGTTCAGGTTTTGCAGATCCAACTGAAAACGGTATTCTCCTACATAACCACGATAATGGTGATGCTATTGTAGCAGTAGAAACCAAATTAAATGTGGGTAATGCATTTACAAGTTATATACTTGAAGATGGCGGAGCCTTGACAGGTTGGTCATCGGGTGTAACAAAGGACGATGATTTTAGAATTACGGAGAATTACCGGAGAGTTTTGGATTCTTCTGCAACAGCTCTCTTCATAAGTAGTGCGGATCGTCACGTGGGTATAGGTACAGATGTGCCACGGGGTAAATTAGAAGTTGTCGGTAATGTTGTGATCGGGCAACAACTTTCATTTTCGGGACTTTCGGGTGATGAATTTGGTAATACACATATCATAGAGAGAAGATATAATACCGATTTTTCAAGAACCGAATTGCTCCTCTTTAAGGGTAACGACGCTTCGTCGGCTGATAACGGACCCGATAGAATTAGACACATAGCGGGTGAACATGTATTTCAAACATATACATCATCTGGAGAATCCCTATATGGAACAAGTGAAATTTTGGAGACAATGGATGGTCAAACAGATAAGCCAATGGTCATATGTGATAATGGTCTCGTAGTTGTTGGTGGTCAACGTGGTGATGCAGATGGGAGGGGTGCGAATACTAAGCTTGTTGTAAATGGCGATCTTGAGTTTTCGGGTGGAGGTTCATTTAAGCTCACCGGCTTTGAATTTTCCACAACAACTGGTGCTACAAGTCGTAATATTATTAGAAGTAAATTAGATGGTTCTACTACTCGTCGCGCTTTGACTTTTGTACACGAAATTGATGACAGCAACGACGATGAATTTGCTCGGTTTGATACAGAAGGTAAATTGGGTTTCGGTACGGATTCGCCGGGTGCAAATGTTCACATCTATGATACAACAACTGAAAGTATAGACCTCTTGAAACTTCAAAGTAGCGGTGATGATAAGGAAACTGGTATGCTCCTATATACAAATGATGGTGAGGGTGCATATGCACGTGGTTTCAGCAATGCGACGAATGGTACCACAGGTCTCGTAATGGGTGTTGCCAATAATAGCACCCAAACAAACTGTATGCACCTCATTCATACAAGTAATGTGGGTATTGGCACGCCTATCCCAGCTACAAAGTTCCATGTGTATGATGGTATTCTGCGAGTGGAGAGCTCTTCTTCAAACGCAATCATAGAGTTTAAGACAACCACAGGCTCTGCCAATATTTATTCGGATACAACGGGTAATGTCTACATAAATCCAATTACATCGTCCAAAACAACAATTGTAAATAGCGATCTTGAAATCGTGGGTGATGTTTCAGTTGGTGGTAACATTGATCTTGGTAATCAAGTCGCCATTGGTCTAAGTGGTGATACTGCTTCAACAGATCTTGAAGTTGGTGGTGGTGTCATAACTAACTCGGTGGAAGTTTCTAAAAAGACATACTCCAAGACATTTACAACTACCGCGGGTAATGCCAAAGATATTCAACTCATGTTTGGAGCTGGTGCCTTTTACGCAAAAGTGACGGCCATTTTAAGAAGAACAGATGGATCAACTGTTGGTGATTTGAGTACAATGATTATAGAATTACAAGGTGGTACCGGTGATGAAAGTGCCCCATCGTTAGATTTAGCCATAGGTACTAAGAATCTATTTGGTGGTACAAACAGCTATCCATGGAGTCCAACAATAACTACTGGTACACGTGGTATTAGCATTGAACCTTACAACACAGATAACACCAGAGTGTACGCGTATGATATATTTGTGGAGCTCATATCGGCGTGTGGTGGTAAGCTCACGAAGATTACACGTTCTTTGAACGCCCTAGGTGATCTAGATGGTACAGGTGGTCAAACCGAAATCGTAGCATTTACATATTAAATAATTTTACCGTAAGGGGAAAACCCAAAGGTAGAATTAAAAATCAATTTACGCCCTGATGGAATCAGAGACGGCTAAGAATAGAACGCCGACAATGAAAGCCATGACGACGTAATTACACTCGGTTTCTTCAAGACTCGCTTCGGTCTTTGGTTGAACAACAGGTGCAGGCGCGACCTGTTGCCTCTTAGGAGGTTCGAGATCCTCCAAAGGACAGTAACCTATCATTTATACTGTACTTAGAGATTAATTTCAGTCTTCTTCTTTTTGCGACCACGCTTTGACTTGGAGGTACTATCCACATTCACTTCCTTGACTTCACCACCTGTAGATTCGCCCGAAATTGATACAATGTCCGACATATCATCATCATCTTGTTCACTGACTGGAAGTTGTATAGTTGTGTTCATTGGTGGTGGGGGTGGCATCATGACACCACCCATGAGGCTTGAGATGTCAATCCCTGGTCCCTGCATCTCATACTGACCAGTGCCTCCAACTGGAGCAGCATCAGCTGGACCAGAGGGTGATCTCGTCGTGTTTTGAACTGCGGACATCATATTTTTTATAAGTTCTGGGTTTTGTTTGAGAACATCATTCATATTGGGGAGAGCGCTCTTAAACATACTGTTTGTCAAGTGGAACATCATCGCCGAACCACCCAACATCATGATAAGCTTGACTTCTGGGGCGACGTTGACCTTGGATCTGTACTTGACATACAACTCTTCAAAGACTCCATCATAGTCATCTACATTCTCCATGACAGACTCCGACCAACCCTCAAGTTGGATCTCAAAGGGGTTGTACCTTTTGTTGAGGAATTCTAGACCAGTCACACAAGCAACCAACATACGCCGAGAGAAGCGAATAGATTGCTCAACATCAATACTGTATGTGATCCGCTTCACTTCAGTTCTCAATTCGTCTATGTTAGAGTATGCAGTAAGTCTCTTGTTAACACTGAATCCTTTCTTTTCGAGGCGACCCAACTTGTTAATAAGATCCGCCTTTTCTTCATCAAGAGAAGAATACCCCTTTGAGGGTCGTTCTTCCTGCATTCCAAACTGAGGTCCATCGTTGGCATCGTCAAAGAATGCGTCATCATCCTCGCCATAATCAATTTCATTTTCTTGTTGTGGCTGAGTTGGTACAGATTGCTTGTTTGGGTTTACGAAAGCATCCATGGCTTCTTGTTGTTGTGGTTGTTGTGGTTGTTGTGGTGGTGGTCTGTTAGAAGTGGGACGACGCACGGGCTGAGCACGAGGTACTGAAATCTCAATTTCATCCATCAGAGCCTGTTCGTCAGCGTCCAATTTCATCACAGTAGTATTTCCACGATCAATGACAATTTCTTCGTCCATCTACTCTCTAATATGAAACTATTAAATATCCTTTAACGCACTTTAGAAAAAATTATGTGTGTACATTATATATGTTAAACCTTAACCGTGCCAACCGAAATGCCATCATGTCCATTGTTGCCTTGATCGTGCTTATCTTTATCCTTGGTATGTTGAAAAATACCAGCAAGTACCAACCCAGACCAATCGTTATTAAGGCGATCAACGAAGAATCAATTTTTGATCTTGAACACAAATTGGAATGCGCTCCTGGACACACCAGCGAAGGTAGCACCTACACCAAGTCTCTCACTCCAGGTGGACTCTGTGGTTCCGAAAAGCTCGTCGCGGAACAAGCGGGCTACGAGATTGAGGATGGAATTGGCGGATCTTTAATCTAAGCTAATACTAAATGGCTTTGGTTACCTCGCCCCAAACTATTCCAGATCTTGACTATGAATATCATACTATAACTATTGATTCAATTGGTCAAGACAGTGCGAATACTTTTACTTGTCATCTTCAGCAACCCCTCAAAAATGTGGTTCAGGCCAGACTTCTTGCGGCGCATATTCATTCAAATGTTGTGACTGAACATTGTTATGTTTCCATCGAAGAGTTGGATTCCATTTTCAACGATCGTGCTTCAAATGTTCTCACTGGACAAGCCGAATTAAGTGTGATCAGGGGGTCATTTGCGAGTCTCATTACTGAAAATGCTACACACGATGCGGGTAATTCACTCATCACATTCAAAGATAACTATACAATCGCGACACAATATGTCAACCCAATACACCGTATTGATCGTCTCAGTGTTGCCATTAGAGATCAAAATGGTAATACAATTAAAAATTCAACCGATTCGGGATCAAACTTTTTGGTGATTCGTTTCGTGTGTAGAAAACCAAACTTGTAATTTTCTCACTTTAGAGTAGTATAACATGTCTTCGGGTATTGTTCAACTTGTAGCAATTGGTGCTCAGGATGAGTACATTATGGGCAACCCAGAGATATCGTTTTTTAGTTCAACCTTCAAACGACACTCTAATTTTTCACAATCCGTTGAAAAGCAAACGATACGCGGGGATGTGAAAAATAATTCAATGTCAAGTGTTCAGATTGAGAGATCGGGGGATATGCTTGGATACATTTACTTGACGATCGATGATACGACCCAAGCTTTAGATACTTCTCGTTGGGATCTACTCATTGATAAAGTCGAGCTTCTTATTGGTGGTTCAGTCATTGATACACAAGATAGCATATTTACTGAAAAAATCGCTATAGATACATTTGCACAAAATATATCAAGAAGTGCAATTGGGACTCACCCAGGTGTGCATGCGCGCTCATATTTTTACCCCCTTCGTTTCTTTTTCTGTGAAGGACCACAGTGTGCTTTACCCCTAGTTGCCCTCAACTATCACAATGTGGAATTGAGAATTCATTGGGGATCCCAAGCGGCCAACTACAATTTTGAAATGTATGCCAACTATTACTATCTTGACAACGAAGAGCGGGGCAACATTGCGACGAGAACACACGATCTTCTTATTACCCAAGTACAAAAGAATCTTCCAAGTGGGGAAACTGTCCAGGATCTCATTTTCAATCACCCAGTGAAATATCTCGCATCGTCAGACACCACAACGAACGGTGCTCTCACATCACCAACAAACAAAGTCAAGTTGAGTATTAATGGGGTTGAACTCGGAAACTATAGATGGGGTAAACCACACTACATTGATGTGATGAACTATTATCACACAAACTTTGTGACTTCTCCAGACTTTTTCCTCTATTGTTTCTGCCTCATGACGAGCTCACTCCAGCCAACCGGCACACTCAATTTCAGTAGAATTGAATCAGCAAAGATCATGAGCGAAAATACAGTCATTAATGATCCAATTTATGCCGTCAACTATAACATACTTCGTATACAAAATGGTATGGCTGGTCTCCTTTACGCAAATTAATTTGCCTCCCTATATTAAATGGTTAAGAACTTACCTTCGGTGGAAAGATCTACCAAGATTAGGTTTGGTAAACACGTACCTGACTCCAATGATCAGGAGGAAAATACCATTGTCTTCAATGCGAGTAACGTGACAGTTCCAACCCCATACAGTAATGCGGTGTATTTGTCACCTATCAGGAACCGGTCCGATTTTTCAGCCGCCGAAGTTGTACTTTTGATGTATGATCGCAACACCAAGGAGATTACAGAATCTGGAGAATCCGCGAATGCCCTTGTCGGTGGCGCAACGCTCGCCCTTGCGGTAGATCGTGCAAATGCGACATCAAATACTATTATATTTACAGGTGGTGGTCATGATGACAACAATGTCGGCTTTGTCACAGATTCAAATGTTGGTATATCAAATTTGTTACCTGAACACACCCTAAGCGTCGGCACAAACTTCTATGTAGATGACACCGGTTCAAATGTTCTCGTTGTTTCTGGAAATGTTGCAGTTTTGCGCGACATGGTCATTGATGGCAATCTTCGTGTCAATGGTGATACAACTGTAATTTATGCGGAGAATACAGCCATCAAAGATGCGCTCATTGAACTTGGACAAAATAACACCTCTGAAGACACCACACTTGATTTGGGTCTCCTTATGCATAGACCCAGCAGTTCATCAAATGTTGTTATAGGATATCGCGAAGGGTTGGACGAATTCGCGATTAGCTATACAGAGTCTAATCCAAATGAAAAAGTTTTTATACCAAAAACTGATGAAGATATCAATGTACACGTCTATGGTCTCACCCACGTGGATGCTAATATCTACGCACATGAAGACCTACACGTATCCGGAAACACCCACGTGACCGGTACCGGTACATCTACAATTCCAAGCTTGAATGTTTACAGAGCGACTAGCTCAACTTCGAGGACAACCGGCGCCCTTATAGTGGGAGGTGGTCTAGGTGTAGGTGGAGATATTCATGCTACACA